GTTGGCAGGAGCTTGATTCACCCACGTCTTTTGCAATCAAATGCAACAACGATATTCTGGATTACTCCATTCCTCCGTTTGCCGGTATTCTTCGTGAGGTCTATGACCTCGAAGACTATAAGCAGCTCAAGCTCACGAAGACAACGCTTGAGAATTATGCCATGCTGGTAATGACGCTCGGCATCAACGAAGATGGCGAATGGCAAATGGACTTGGACAAGGCAAAGGAGTTCTGGCGCAATCTCGATTCGGTTTTACCGGAAGAGATTGGTAGTGTTCTCTCCCCTATGCCCATTAGTAAAATCAGCTTTGAGAAATCAAACACAGGCGATACCGACACCATCTCTGAGGCTGAACAAAATATGTTTACTGCTGCAGGTGTATCTTCTCTTTTGTTTAACAATGATAAAGCATCTGCGAATGCGTTACTGCTGTCTATCAAGGCTGACCAAGCAATCACGTTTGGAATCGTAAAAAGCATTGAGGATATGGTGAACCGCTTCATTCAGTCTCAGAGCTACGGAAAGAACTTTAAGGTTACGTTCCTTGATTGCAGCCCATTTAACCGTAAAGAGCTTGGCGATATGTATCTAAAGGCTTGTCAATTCGGTCTTCCATTTATCTCAATGTACGCAGCCTCTCAGGGAATGTCCCAAAGTGAAGTTGATTGCATGAGTTTCTTGGAGAATGATGTTCTTGGGCTTGCGAGTATGTTTAAGCCATTGCAGAGTTCTTCCACATTAAGTGGCTCGTCTGATAGTAATGCTGCTACCGATGAAGGTGGTGCGCCGCAAAAAGATACTGGCGAATTAACCGACTCTGGTGAGCAGACTCGGGAGGACGGTGACGACTGGTGATGGAGAGATTCATCTATGTGGTTGGCGAAGAGGCGCGAGACCGTCTTGTGAATATGGGTTATCGCCTATTAAGAGAGGACAAGGCGAAACATATTTATGTGTTTCTAAACCAAGACAATCAAAAATTTTCGTGTACGGACATTCAATTTGCAATGTCTGACACTTTGACCTTCTAACCCGCACACCTGTGCGGGCTTTATTATGCCCAAAGATAGGTGGTGAACTGTGACATGAGCGAGAGAACCATGAGAATCGTGTTCTCTTCTGGTATCAGCAACTTAGTTGAGAAGAACTCTTCTTTTGATAGCGGTGTCCTTCGTGTTGCTTATACTGGCAAGAATCGCAATAACAGCTTCATCAGCAAGGAAACCTATGAGCGCTGTATCCAGAGCATTTATAACTGTCCAATTGTGTGTAACTACGACAGAGAGACTGACACAATTGGTTCGCACGATATAGAGCTTGTATCCACAGATGACGGTGGCATGAAAATTGTCAACATTACTCAGCCGGTCGGCGTTATCCCAGAGAGCGCCAAGTATTGGTGGGAAGAAATCGAAGACAATTCCGGTGTCCATGAGTATTTGTGTGTAGACGCTTTAATCTGGAAACGCCAAGAGGCGTATAGAAAAATCAAAGATGATGGCATTACAGACGAGTCAATGGAAATCTCCATCAAAGAAGGAGAAATGGTTGACGGGATGTACGTCATCAAACGATTTGAATTCACAGCGTTTTGCCTGCTGGGAACAGCGGAGCCCTGCTTTGAGTCAGCGTCGTTGGAGATGTTCTCATGTGACGGTTTCAAACAACAGCTTGCTGAGATGATGCAGGAATTCAAGGAAGCATTTACTACAGCACAACCCTCGAAAGAGGTTGGCATACACCCACAAAATTATTCGGAAGGAGGAGAAGAGGTATTGGAACAGAAAGTTGCACTGATGGCAGAGTTCGGTCTGACTACCGAGATGCTTGATTTCAATATCGATGATTTCAGCGTTGAAGAACTGCGCGAAAAGTTTGAAGCGCTGAAGGCCACTGGTAGTGAGCCTGCCGCAAATGCAGGTAACCCCGAGAGCTTTGCTCTGGAAGGGCAGTTCCGCGATGAACTGTTCGGAGCTTTGGAGTCAGAAAAGGTCGAAACCTGCTGGGGAATGGATTCCCACTATTGGTTCTGGGATTACGACAGAGATGCGTCTGAAGTGTACGCGACCGATGTCACGGACTGGAACCTGTATGGATTCCCTTATTCAATGGATGGCGACCATGTCGTTATTGACTTCGCTGGCAAGAAACGGATGAAGCTGTCTCTTGTTCCGTTCGATGAGGGCGGTCAAGCCGACCCTATCAGCGGAATGTTTGCAAAGATTACTGAAAAGTATTCAGCGAACGATACGCAGTGGGCTGAAAAGTACCAGACCGCCTCCGACACGATTTCGTCTATGGAGAACGAGCTTGGCACTTTGCGCCAGTTTAAGACAGATACCGAAGACGCCGCTGCAAAGGGCGAACGGGAAAAGGTCTTCGCTCAGTTCGAAGACTTGGTTGGCGTCGAGGCGTTTGAAAACCTGCGTGAACATTGCACTGAATATGCGGTTGATGTTCTTGAGGAGAAATGCTATGCAATCCGTGGCAGAAACGGAACTGCTGCAAAGTTCTCTGTCGAGCCCAAGAGTCCCAAGCTGGTGGTTGAGAAGACCAGCGTAACGCCGGAGCCCTATGGCGGTGTTTTCACCGAATACGGAATTGCTTCGCGCAATCAACATAATTAAATAACAAACAAGGAGGAGTCGATTTATGGCTTATGCAGTTATTCGTACCGACCTGATGAGCGGTACTAAGCAGCCTGCTGACCTTGTCTCCCTGCGCTTCTATGATGCGTCTGGCAATAAGGCAGAGGTGGAGAACGGCGTTATCGTCAAGCTTCAGGGTTATGAGGATGGCGAACGCGAAGTTATGAAGGCTGTCGCAGCGTCTGCTGGTGACGACCTGAACGATTGTGCAATCGTTGCTGCGCCCGAAGTCATGTATGATGAGCGCAAAAAGAATCTGGACGAATTTATCAATGAGGCTGGTAAGGCTACTCGTGGCTATATCCCTCGTAGCCGCAATGTTTTCTCTGTGACCAAGGAAGGTTTCGTTGGCGGCACCGCCCCCACCAAGGGTGCCGAGGTCGGTATCGGCACTGGTGGCAAAATTGATGCCGCTGGCAAAGGTCTTGGTGCCTGTGTGGGTGTTGAGGTCGTTGGTCGTTATACCTATTACGTCATTAAGATTGGTAAGACCGAGGGCGCTTCTGCCACTGTTGGCAGCTAATTTTTGAGAGGAGGTAAAAGCTAATGGCTGAAATGAAAGATATCGTTAAGGTCGCTGTCGATGCCTATCATGGCAATGTTGAACAGTATTCTGTCGGTCAGTCAATGGAGCTCCTGCATAAAGCTCTGATTGATGCCAATGGCGGCAGCACTACCCTTAACTATAAGAATATCCGCGACGGCAAGTGCAGCGGTCTGTTTACGTTGATTGAGGAGGTTCTCTCCCGTACCGTCGTTGAGGGTCTGCAGGGCGATGAGTATTTCAACGCTCTGGTTGATTTCCGCAATGTCGCCGAGGGTGACAAGAACATTTTCGAGGTTGAAGACAGCAATCTCTTTATCGTGTCCGAGGCTGCAGATGGCACGCAGGGCATTCGCCGTCAGCGTCTGAGCGGCATCAGCGAAGTTTCCATTCCGACCTCTCTGAAGGTTGTGAAAATTTACGAAGAGCTCAACCGCGTCCTTTCTGGTCGTGTTGATTTCAACACGTTTATCAGCAAGGTTGCTGAGTCTTTCCGTCAGAAGCTTCTGAACGATGTCTACTCCCTGTGGAGCACCGCTACTGCGGACGACTTCGGTGGTGTTACTTACTTCCCGACCGCAGGCGCGTATGATGAGGAAGAGCTGCTTGACCTGATTGCCCATGTTGAGGCTGCTGCCAACGGCAAGCCCGCAACTATTATCGGCACCAAGAAGGCTGTCCGCAATCTGGCCCCGTCCATTCAGGGCACGGATTCCAAGAGCGACCTGTACAACCTTGGCTACTACGGCAAGTTCTACGGTACTCCGGTTGGCCTGACTCCGCAGCGCCACAAGATTGGTTCTACCGAGTTTACGCTCGCAGATGATATGCTGACCATCATCGCTGGTGATGACAAGCCCATCAAGTGCGTGTACGAAGGTGACCCCATTGTTGTGATGGGCGACCCGCTGTCCAATGGTGACCTGACTCAGGAGTACCTGTATGGCGAGAAGTACGGCATGGGCATTGTGCTGGCTGGTGGTAACGCCGGTATCGGTCGCTACGAGATTGCCTGATAGACCATAAGCAAAATACGCGGGGCTCTTCGTGAGCCCCGCATTATGTATGAAAGGGAGTTTTACAATGGCAAATGAAAACGCAAAAACTCGCGGTGGTCAGCAGGCTGCTACACCGACTGAGTTAAAACAGGAAACGTCTCGCGCTGCAGAAAAGCGCCCGCTCGTCCCGAAGGATATTGACCCGCATACGATTATCACCGTCCGTAATGGTTTCCAAGGTCGCCTTGTGTACAGAAGTAAAAAGACAGGCGAACGATTCGTCTGGGATTCCTTTGGTGCAGAGCAGGATATGGAGATTGGCGAGCTTCGCAATGCTCGGAATTCAAACAAGAAGTATTTCATCAACAACTGGTTCATGTTCGACGAGCCGTGGATTGTTGATTATATCGGTATGAGCCAATACTACAAGTTTGCAATCGCCATCAGCGATTTCGATAAGCTCTTTGAAAAGCCTATCGCTGAAATCGAGCGTGCCGTTTCCAAACTTTCTGACGGTCAGAAAAAGTCCATCGCATATCGTGCAAAGCAGTTGATTGCCAGTGGCGGCATCGACTCAAATAAGACCATTGCTACTTTGGAGAAATGCCTCGGTGTTGAGCTGGTCGAGCACGACAAGTAAGGAGCGTGATTATAAATGAGCGTTCCATATGATGTGTTCACGGATGCGTTCTTATCGAAAATCACAGAGTACGACTTTGTCAATATGCGTGACTTTGAAAGGAACGGTCTGATTGACGGTTACATGAAACGAGCAATTGCGTCCTTCCGAAAGATTTGCAAGTATGACCTATCCACAACCGGCGATGACATCATTCGAGAGTTTGATGTGGACATCCCCGATGAAGATTTGGATGAGATTGCAGACATCGTTTCTGAAGGTATGCTTGTTCAGTGGATGAAACCTTATACATACAAGCAGGAAAGTCTGGAAAGTGTTTTGAACACGAAAGACTTTACCACCTATTCTCCCGCAGAGTTGCTCATGCGTATCGGCAACGCATATGTAGCCGCTCGAAAAGATTTTACGAATATGATGAGGGAGGATTCGTACAATCACG